AAAACCTCTACTACGATATCATATCAGCATCTCTTTTGGGGAGGCGCCTGGTGCTTGCGCTGGTGCTCCTCCCCTTAGTCCCGCCTCTAAAGATATCAGCATACAAACAAGTGAATGGATAGACGACATTTTGTTTTTTTTGTCAACATGCAAGAGGAAACAAAATTTCGATTATGAAGTACGGTAAGCGGAGGGGAAAGAAAATTAGAAAAGCAAGGAGTATGCACCGGGGGTATTCTGGCTGTACCAGTGAAGAGGGATTATCCAGTTGGTGATCATGGAGACGAGGAAAGGAGAATTACGCACCACAATTATATTGCCGGGGAAGACCTCAACAGGAAGAACAGTCTGTTTGATAGAGGCCAATGCTCTCGCCACCAGTACTCCAGAAGGTGAAAGGAGTGAAAGACAGTAAAGTTGCCCTAGGATTGTGGTCCACTCGTCAAATGAGAAACTTGCCATTCCTCGACCTATGAGTCCTCGTACCAGCTCTTTTGTTTGGTCTATCGTTATTGAACCGAGGGTTGAGGACATCATTACTACCGAGAAATCTGACAAGAACGTTTGAGCTGCAAAGAGTATAGAGTCGGTGGAGTACAGCACTTGCTCTCTTGGGAAATCAACGAATCCAGCCGGTGGCGATCTTAGCTTATGAATGTACTGACGGTACAATCCAACAGTAATGATCAAGAACGCCTCGCATCTGTCCCCGTGCTGGATTATCTTGACTTTCCCGAACGGTATTACGCTGCTAGCTTCTTTAATCACGTCGCGATGATTCTCATAAGTCAGTGATCGGCGGATGATGACGCGAGCTTGCCCTGGAAGATCCTCAAGTGTCGGTAATAAGTCGCGGAGAGGAATCGCCGGTTGAATATCGATCACGTAAACTGAAGTCTCATCAGTAGAGGCAACCACTCCTTGTCTGACTTCCCGGCTTAGCCACCCCAATCGTGATAGGTACATAGCCGGGGCCCATTTGAACCTCTTGGAGTAACGATGTGATGACGCTGCGTAGGGGGGACGCTGGGATCGAAGATTTGACAAATCATACTGTTGAGGAAGATCAACCCCTGTCACTCGCGGGCATCCTAGTTCCAAAGCAGCGAGAACACACCCTCCTAGTCCGACTCCTACCGAGACGACCGGACGAGAGGAGAACCCAGACAACACATGCGTCCATAAGAAGAAATTTTGACTTCCTCGCACTCGTGGAGTTGTAAGACGATGACGAAGATAGCTTAGATCAGCAAGTGTGCCAGTGAATAGTTCTTGGCAAAAACCACATGAGCACTGTGTCATCCATGGAGTACTGATTATAGGAAGCGGCTCAAAGGCTTGTCGCATGGGTAACTGAAACTCAGGAAGGTCTCGCACACGTGACGATCGGACTGTAGCACGGCTGTCTTTCTCGACTAACCTGATGAACTTCCCCTCCCCAAGCGAGTCTAGTAAGGTGCACAGACGAGGAGCAATAGCTAGATGGGTAGTGATTCCAGATATTGCCCATGATAGAGAATGGTGGCGCTGCGATATAGGGCCTTCAACGAGACTGTTTGCCACTCCACTCCAATTGACAGCCTCTATGACTGTCTCCCATGTTGAGCCATGGTATAAGCTGCTACAGAGACACAGTCCAAAAAGACCAACTGCCATAGTTATGCTCCTCCCGACTCTCTCGTTGCCGAAGATATACTCACGAGTAAAGAAACGCCATGGTCTGTGGATCATGTGGTTGACCAACTGTCCGATGATCGAGGACAAATACAGAACCGGTGTAAGAGGTTCGTGATGACTTGTCAGTGACGAGGAGTACGGAATTTGCTGGATGATCTCGTCGTCGGACAATTGAGGGTTCGAGAATAGGACCGCTAATGAGCGCGCCATGGCGGCGCATAGACGTCGTCGATACAATTCCTTCCGTCCAGTTTGATTGCCGATATGCATCTCAGAGACAACGCGATATCCGAGCTCAAGAGCAACAAATTTTGAGGCAGCCATAAGGATGCGACTAGCACCAAGGATTCGAATCTCGATCAGATCGAGTTGGAGCGGTCTATTCATACTCAGTTGACCCTCAATGATAGGAGCCGACATACCTGAGGTTATGCCGGAGCGGGAGATGGTTGCCATGATAGCACTGGACAGCAATGACTCATCGTCGATAGTTGTCTCTTCTTCAAGCTGAATAGCTCCTGTGATCGGAAGAGGACCGTCGTGTTCGAGGCGCCACACACTTGGGTCGTGGACGATAATTGATGACAGAAGCGTTGGCGGAGGAGTCAAGCTGTTCTCGACAGAAACGGTTGCAGAGAACGTTGTGATAGGGTCCATGAGATCAGTGGGAACCGCTAGAACAAGCTCGACATATCCGGTCATAGGATCAGGACTGGACACTAACGCTCCGAGCAGTCCGATCAAGTAGGTATACCATTCTTGAAACATTATTTGATAGTCGTCGCGTGTTCCCGAAAGCTTGTCTATCTCGTCGCTAACAAAGAAACAATGAGTGGCGAGATTGCCTTGTGCAACAATAGAGCTCCCCCTGGTGGAGTCTCTGCCTTGATACCGGTGCTCGACGTTTGTGCTTAGTATGCTTCCAGCAAGATCTTGAAGAGACCCTATATTCTCACAGCGCGCCTTCGCGAGTAGGTCAATGAGCGTTCCTAAAGACTCGGAGAGGTTGGGGATACTACGTATGGTTTGAAGTCTTCTCAACGCTGCCGCCGGTCGGCTGTCGCCAATCAATTTATACCCGTGTTGAGATCTCTCCAATTTCGTTCGTGCTCCCAAGTAAGGACGAAAGGGGCCTCGAGTCGTTAAAGGATCGGAAGGGAGATAGGCAATTAACTTTACTCCTGACGCTGTGGAGGGATATCTATAGACGGATACAGATGAGTAGATGGGAGACACTGAGTCGACTCCTTCGGGATATGCTCCTCCTTGTGTCCACTTTTCTCGCATTGTCTTTGGAAGAAGAAAGTCCGCCGGTGATATCTTGTACTTGGTTGCGCCGATGGGAGGAAGAGAGAGAAGAGGTGATACTATAGACTCAAATTCCCGGCCTGACGAGACAACGATCAATTCAGATCCGTCAAGTCCAATCTCTCGTGACGCCAATTGTACCGTCTGAGTGGCTGAGAACATCTTTGACAGCTTTTTGGCCTCTCCGGCGGCAGAGTAGTCTAGGATGTCTCTAGCGATAACTGGATAGAACGGACGCATCGTGGTTAGTGTCTCCTTGATGTTAGAGTAGTATTCCTGGCAGTCGGAGTCGGAAATGATGATCAAGTCCTTGTTAACTCCTCGACGTGCAAGATATGTCTCCACGAGACTAGCTAGTGCTCCACTGCTCGACGGACTTGGGCGAAGAGGTAGGCAGTACGGATCTTCAAGGAGTCGTGCTAGGTCCGGTGTATCCTCGAACAGATTAGGATCTGTCATCATTCGATGCAAAGGAGAGAGCATATCGGAGACCGATATTCCTCGCAACAGAGCTGCAACTTGCTCAGCTGTTGGGTCAGCGGCTCCTCGATGCAAGTAGTCTGTGAAAAGAGGATTTGCCATTCCACCGAGAGCGGACGGCCACCACAACATTTTTAAGTAGTCAGCGACTGTTGCCGATCGTAGTCGCGAAGTAATGACAGGTGCCACACTATCCCATTCTGGATGAGACTCGAAAACACGAGATCCTAACTCCATGGCGAACAAGAAGGCGTGTATCGGGGCCAATTGTAACGGATAGTGAGTATACTCCGCTGCTGCCAGAGCACCTGATCCTAAACTGACGAGCTCAGACGTGAGCGACGGCAGTTGATCTGCAGTTCGGGCTGCTAAGCGGGAGACGAACTTGACTGAGGTGTACATCTGGACGCCATTGATCCAGACATCCTTGGAGTACGTAATGACCCGCCTCATAACTAAACACTCCTCTGGCTTCAGATCTTGGCCGACTTTAGCGCACGATTGAGCGATGGTTGACAAAATGTCTGATGACAGAGTCCGGTACTGCTCGTCCAGTGAGATTATCGGATGACGCGAAGCTGTGATTGACAGAATCTGGTTGTCTCCCTGCCCGATCAGAATATATGAGCAGGGATGGTGCATCATACCAATATCCATCATTGCGTATGTCGCTAGTGTCCACTGCTTCTGGGCGATCCCCTCGAATCCTCCCAAGTGGTTGTACCAACACAGGTCGGAAGAAGGGGGGTTTCCGGTCTCGATCCCGTCAGGACGAAGTGCAGGAGTACGAACAACAATCACGCACGATGAGAAGAAAGGATGGACTGATGAGAAGAGGCTGACCTGTCCAAACATGAGATCCAGGTCTTGCCCTATGAGCGCCATGGTAGAGTATCGCCAGTTGAGGTTCCACCGTGACAAGTCACACTCGATGAAGAAATGCAACGACGACTCTGATTCCTTGGGGTCGGTTACGGAGTAAAAGAGCTCCTGAATTGATTGCTTAGCCTTCGTCATAGTCTGACTGGATATGTATGGAAAAACGGAATCTGCAATGTTTGCTTCGAGGCCTGCAAAAAACATTCTCATCTCCATGACCATGATAGAGAACATTCTAGCCTCAGGTTTCATCTCTTTCTCTTTCGGGTAGAGAGCTACGACTCGGAACCTGAACGGAGCTCCCATTGACGACATCATGTCGACCACTGCTCTGTACGAAAATCCTTCTCGGCTCAACACCTCCAGGAGCAGCCTCTTGCTAGTAGACCGAGGCGCTCGCTCGTTCCAGAAGGCATCTAGTTCGTCTCGGTTGAAACTGATGCTCTTGTCATCTATGAGATCCAGATAATTCTCGAAGTAATTGAAGGAGAACAGTTTCCCTGGAATCACCCCGTTCCAATCTTCGAGTTTGAACTCCTGAAGACGAACATTGAGGTAGCCGCACGAGTACCACTTGTACAAGGGAGTGTTTCTTGCCTCTGGGGAAAAATAGAGAATGGGCCATTTTCCTTCCTTAAGCAGATACCCGGCGGTGAAACGAGACATCCAAGCCGCGCGAAGGAGTATTGCATCACGAGGGTCGATTGGTTTCACTTGGAGCGCCTCTTTTGCGGCAGACTTTCCTCCTTTCGCTGCGTAGATGAAAGGATGTCCTATGTTCTTTTGACACCCGAATAGTTCCACAATCTCTTGAACACTTAGATTCCTTGTGAAGTCCTCGTAGAATCGTCGAGCTTTCAGTAGTCTCGCCTGTGCTTCCTTAGGAGACGGCTCCATCTTTTCAAGTTTGGACTCGATCGTGGCCCAAATACCGTCTCGAGGGTCTAAGGACGGGAGATCCGGGTCAGTTCTGTATGCCAAAGTAGCTTTAGCTAGAGCTTCTGTTTTCTTAGCAATATTGAATCCTTCATTGCCGTAATGCCTGATCCATTCCTCTTGCCACTCCCACTGGTCTTGGAGCGCTTTTGGTAATGAGCTGGGAAGTCTTAGATTAGAGCAAGCTAGAAGAGACCGGCCACGGACTCGTACAATGTCTAGACAGCACAGGTACATTGTGTAGCTTCCGATGAAGAGCTCGGATGTCGCAGCCCCGATGAAGATCACGTATTTGTCTGATAGAAGAATAAGCTGACTAAGTGATGTAACAAGAGGAGACTGTACTGAGTTTCTGCTTCCTCTGGCACGTTCGGATACCAGTTGTCTCTGAATGTAAGTTAGGGAGGTTTCTCTTTCGAACCATTCTCTTGCTTCCGCATCTAATCGAAATGATACTGAGGAGTCGATGCCGATATCTTTAACGGCCAATTGAATTATACGAGCTTGTTCTCGGGCTGTCTCGCATGGGACCATAGAGTTAAGAGGTGTTCGTTGGCACGTTTTTGATAAGTCTATTAAGTCGTACGGTGTCAGTAAGCGGACGCTCCAAGATCCTAGCGAGTACGATGATAGCGAGTGAGTATTATCAGAGAGGGATCCGGCATATGTTACTGCGCGCGTGAGAAGGGTTCTCAAATGGTTTGCGAGAGAAGACAGCCGCCCTTCCGTCAAGGCTTCATCAAGAGTCTCTTGAAGCTGGTCAACAATGATAGGAGAGTCCAGATATCTAGGAATGAATATACGTGGTTGTGGTTCAGCCAAGTGAGAGACATCGAAGAAAGACATAGTTCAGTTTTTTTCGCTCATATGCCCGGCTTACAAAAACTTAGACAAGTCATCAACTATCCGCACTAACAGCTTAGCTCCTGCATACCCACTCCACCACAGATCACTGTCCAATAAGGCTTTAGCATAAGCGATCTCTGAAGTGAAGTTCCGCCGCGAAGATATAGGTAACACCTGGAGCATTCGTAGGGAAACAAAATATAAAGTTGATCCGATCTTCTCAATTGACTCTAGAGCAGTTCGAAAGGATAAGGCCATTCTATGGAGCTCCTCTTTTCCGAGTAGGACTTGTTCGTTGTGGGCACTCATCATATCCTCCAGTACCGTGGATAGATTAGCAGCTGTTATATTGAGTGGAACAGAGCCGTAAACAAACTGGCCGTCGTTACTACTCCATAAGTGAGGAACAATCAGTGCCTCCGTGGGATCCGGTAGTGAGAATTGAGGGTCGATAGATTGCAATCCGATTACAGAGGCACGGAGAGGGTATCTTAACTTTACGCGATTAATAAACCCGCGATCGGTACGGACTGCTTCCAACATATCTGGTAGAGGCTCTCCTGAAATCTCCTCCAATGCAAACTGGTATGCAGTAGATAAGGTTCTCGACATAGAAACTGTACGAGGTGACGGGGAGTATTCAGTTTTTTTCGCTCACTCGTTTATTTGTTGATCATCAATTTAGCATATTCGATTATTGTAGATGTGTACCAAGTGGACTTCCTCTTTTGAGTGAGGAAAAGACAGTCACTCGTCTCGGCTCGCTAGTAGTAACTCGTCGATGTCCAGAGTCGGTATTTTTGGAGTGTCTCCTGCATTTGTAACGTTGTCCTGAATGGAATCAGTATATTCGTCTCTAACGTAATGGGTGAGCCTTGAGGCGGAGGTAGCTAAGGCAGCTACAAAGTTACATAAGTCAAGCGATGAAGCGTCTCGGCTATATGTGCGGAGTAATACTAGGTCGGACTCTGTTAAGTGTTCCCCTAAGGTAAGGAACTTGTGCTGTTCCATTAACTTGGCAACAGCCCTAACGAGAGTGGGTATGACTTCGATAACCTCATCGAAAGCGGCTTTGTAAGTCTCCTTTCGAGCTACCGCAGCTGCTCGCTGATCACGAAGATCTTGCATTTTTCGTACCGTTCTTTCTTGAGGGGCTGGCTGATCCAGATTGACCCCGCTTTGACTTAAAGCTACTCCTCGAGGAACAGGAGTTAACGGGCGAAATGGTACTCGAACTTGAATAGCCAAAGGAGACGGTGGCTGGCGTGACAAAGCTGACATTATAGAATGAGAGAAGTTTCGTTTTTTTCTGCTCAAATGATGGCGACGGAACATGTGTGACTTCGCTCGTAATCAAGATATCGTACACTACGCTAGAACATCAGGAGAGACAGTTAACTCTTGACTGTGATCATAGATTGTCCTCAGTACTTAGGGAGGAGTTGTTGGGGACGACAAATCGGGATGGAGTCGACGTTTAGCTGATCTTCCTTTCGGCTTGGTGAAGATGTCATCGTCAGACGACCGAAGAACCCCTTCAGTCTTCAATGACCCTTCTACGACGCTTTCTGCAGGACCAGGGAGAGTCGCAAGAACAGGCAATTGCAACGCTGGGTCCGCTGGGGCTCGCAATGACAACGGACGGTCCTCAAGATTTCCTGCAACTCTCAATAAGTCGTCTGTACGCTCCATAGCAGTGGCCATAATGTCAATGATCTCAGCCTGAGTATTGATAACACTCAGGAGAGAATGGACGATAGACGGAAGGTCTGAGACTATCGAGAGAGTGCTTCTGCCAGTCTTTGTCCAGTCTGAGAACTCCGCTGGAACGGAGTATCCAGCTGTTCGTATCCAGTCGTTATTACTAGCCTCGGATAGTACTTCTCTGACATTTTCTAACGCCTGTACTACATAGTTCCTAATCTCAGGCGCCTCTCTCTTCAGTATCTTATACTCACCAGATACAGATGCGGCAGATACATCCAAAGACTCCGCAAGAGCCTTTGCGGATAACGCTTTTGCTTTATAAGACGTAGAGGATCCTCTTGGCATATTTCGTTTTTTTCGCTCACTACCTCTATTATCGATTATAAAGAAGGAAGGCACAAGTACAGGAGAGGTAGGAAGACTAGAGGTCGAAAGAGGGTTACCAGTTAACACGACAAGAAAAGAGAAGGGGAAATAGAAAACAAGAAACTGATGGGACCAGCGACGGCGGTCCAGCGGATCGAGAGTCGGAGATGAACAACGAGATAAAAGCCGCACGTTGGAGGTCATTTTTGTTCTTACTCCTCTTCGCTCTCTTCAGCCGCTCCCTCGGCTCTGTCCAACTCCTCCATTGCTGTCACGAACGCTGCGTATTCATCTGCGAAGGCCTGAGCAGTGGTCATATGCTTGCCTGGACTAACATAAGCGTTCAGAGTTGAGTCTCTGCGCTTGAGCCACAGAAGAGCTACATCCAGTAATAGCTCGTGTTGGTTGCGTTGGCATAAGACTAACATATCAAGGTGAATCAACTTTACCCACGGGACTTGCTGGTCGTCTCGGATCACTGTTCGATCCTTGTTCAACATAGGAGTCCCGTCGGCTGTTAACACTGGCGCACACTCTTTTCGCAGAGCTTCAAATTCAAGCTGGAATGAACGAACGGCAGCGGCTATCAACGGAGAGTACTTAGCGTACTCGCATTCTGCGAGGAATCGGACAATCAGGGCCACATGAGAGTTCTCGCCCCATCTCATCAAGCGAACAGAAGTCAACACAGCCTCATCTTCCGCCGAGGTCTCCATTCTGAGGGCGAACGACATGTAGGTAAATATAGCGCGACGCAAGAAAGGAAGCTCTCTCCACGCCATGAAGATACTCCCGTAGCTCTCGGGAGACGGATTCATGTCGCCCCCGATGTATTCAGCTGACCCTTCTGGAATCTTGTATTTAGATCGAACCGCCAAAGGTCTAGCATTGATGAGGGCCGAGAAACCGGATGCTACCTTCATGGGCACACGAGGCAAACTCACGGTCATGTTGGCTTGCAGATCCTTAATCATGCTAAAGCAGACAATACCAAAGTATCCATAGAACCAGACCCACTCGATGTCGCCGGTGGTTGCATCGATTGCTAGTTCACCATCCGCAGGCAATAAAGCAAGAGCCGGGGCTAATCTAAGCTGGTAAAACCGATCCTGGTCAGAGGTTGCGTCTCGCATTAGAGGAAGGAGTGCCCCACTTCCTAAATTATGAAGGACCTCTTGCACCGCAGCCGAAATCATCACTTTGGTCGCTTCTTTCTCAGCGCTCGTCTGGATTACAGGGCCATATAACAAGTGAACGAGCGAGTACAGCCAGGTCTTTGCCGACGACCTCTTCATGTGAGACGAGACTCCAGCGGCAGCTAGATACATTGCAAGCCCCCATCTGGCATAGCTAGATGCACCTTCGTCGAGCGCGTAAAAGACCACTGTAGAAGTAATGGCAGACTTCGACCCGCCCGGCCGAATGTGTTCAGCTGTTGGATTAAGTGACATAATCGAGGATCCTATCTTTGCAGCCGAATCCATATGCTGACGAGCCATCTGGCTTCTAATCGCGAGAAAGGAGGATGAGACAGACATTTGTAATGAGTTCGTGCTAGATAGAAGAAAATTCAGTTTTTTTCACTCAAGCGGTAACAGAAGGCCATACGAGGCATGTACAAAGAGGAGCATTGAGCGGTAATACAGAGACAACAGACGGAGGAGAGACACAAGAAAGAGTTGGTCCCATGATGACGAACAAAGTGGCACTAAAAACGATCTCACTTTTTTCCCATTAGTTTCAGCATGGCCTTGGACAATTTGACATCTTGCAACGCGGTGGTAGCGTCTTCGACTGACATGTACCCTGGAGTGCTGAATTTCTTTTGTCCAGGGCGACGAGCCGGCGCGACTTCATCCTGAAACTCACTAGGGATTATGTAAGCTTTCTTACGATCTCTCAACTTAGGTAGATCGGGAGAGTCGGAGTGCTCATCGACAAAGTCAGGAGGGATTGGAGCTTCTGCCTCAACATTGCTCTCTTCATCGTCGTCGTCGGCTTCGGACGGGACTTGCTCATCGCTCTCTTGTTCTTGAACATTGCCAGTATTGATGCGTGTATCAGGAGGGGGCTGATTGCGGAGACGGGAGCGAGCCGGTTTGTCTCCTCTGAGTTCTCCCTCTATAGTTGACAATCTAGCGGCCAAAGCTGTCACTTTCTCGCCGAGAACCGATAATTCGCTATGAAGAGCTGTTACATTGCGCGTTTGCGCTTGAAGAACAGCATCGTTGGATTTCTGCAACTCGGTCAGGACAGCAGACGACACAGCGTTCACGATAGTATTCTCAGCATCCTTTGAGAGAAGGCCTCCTGACAAGGATTGAACCTTGAGAGCTAAGGAGTCCAACTCAACGGCTAGCGCTTTCACATCCTTCGTGTTGCGACTGGCGGCATCTGTTACGGACCCAGCTACGGAGGGGGGGAGCTGTTGAACCGTGTCTATATTCGAGGGATTCAAGGGAAGAGGAGGCTTCTCTCCGGCAGGTTTAGCCGCTGCAGATATCGCTCCTTGTAAGTCTAGCCCTCCCAAGGACGAGATCGAGGCAAGAGCCGCCTCTGCAGACGGAGAAATGGCAGACGTGCTTCTCTTCTTTCCTTTCGGCATTGCGGGTGGACTAGGGGGTCTGGAAAAGAAACAGTAATAAGATGGTAGTAAGCTGGTTTCCCG